CCCCCGCCGGGCTTGTGTATTTTAGCAAGATGGAAGATAATTTTTACGAGGGGATCGGGGCTCATATGCTTTGCAATACAATACTATACTGCGCAAATGCATTCTTTCCTAGCTTACCCCTCAATCAGCTAGGATACCCCTCCTATTAAGGGAATTTTCCCTTTTAGCCCCCAGAGGAGGGAGCCGGATTATTAAGAGCCCCTTACCGGCAAGGGGGCAAATTCAACATGTTGCCTAACATGTTGCTCACCCCTTATGTCAAATTATACTACATGAGGGGTAACAGTAACAACCGTAACGGTAACGAGAGTAACAGTAACAGGGAGGTGGCCCGGATGCCGGCTGGATATTCTTCCCGGTGCAAGGTATGTAACAGCCAGCACCGGGTCGAGATTGAAAAATGGGCAAAAGAGGAGGGGATGAGCCCAAGAGCAATTTCTTCCAAGCTTAAAGAGGAATATGGTGAGAATATAAGCTATAAATCGATATGGCAGCACCTTAATGAACATTTCGACGTGAAAGCCGAAGTAAGGGAACAGTATCAAAAAAGCCAGCAGCAGTATCAAAAAGCCGTTGAAAAGCGATTATCCGATATCGAAATGTTGGATGCTACCATAACTGACAATTTCGAATTAAGCCAAGCAACCACAGCTTGGCTTAAAGATTTAATACAGAAACGAGAAAAACCACCACTGGCTTTAGTACAACTAAGAGAAAAGTTGCAAAGCGAGATGCGCCAGGCCATAAAACAGAAACTTGAACTGACAGGTGACGATCCGCTTAGCAATGTAGCAGATGTTTTGAGTGCGTTATGGAGTGAAGATAATGACGATGTTAACAGCGAAAGCGAGGGAGATTCTTAGAAATGTTCTTCTAAAGAGCAAGAAAGATAAAGTATATTTTGCTAAAGCTTTCTTTGGTTTAGAATTAGGAGAAAAGCAACAACAAGCATTATTGCTCGGTGGCAAAGTACAAATCAAAGTAGCAGGACGCCGATTTGGAAAGAGCACTGTAACTTTGATAGATGTTGTTCATGAATCTGCTACTAAACCAAAACAAGTATGGTATATTACAGCACCATCCATTGATCAGGCAAAGATATATTTTCAAGAGTTTGAACAGAGAGCAGCTAATAATAGCTTGCTCGAGACTCTGGTAAAAGATTTTAAATGGAGTCCATTCCCTGAGATACAGCTTGTCAATGGGTCAAAGATATTGGGACGTTCAACTTCGCGGGATGGTGTTTATTTGAGAGGTAAAGGCGCAGATGGTGTTGCTATTACCGAAGCTGCTTTTATAAAGGATAAAGTGTATCATGATGTCATAAGGGCAATGGTTCTTGATAGAAATGGATTATTGAGGCTAGAGACAACTCCGAACGGTATGAATTATGTATATAAACTCTTCCAGGAAGGTTTAAATGATAAGACCGGATACTACAAAAGCTTTCATGCAACAGTTTATGATAATGAGAGACTTGATAGAGACGAATTAGAGAGAATCCGACATGAAATTCCGGAGCTCGCTTGGAGAATAGAATACCTTGCCGAGTTTGTAGAAGACGATTCGTTTATTTTCCCGTGGAGTTTGCTATGTGAGGTATTCGACGATTATAAACTTGAGCAAAAACCACTAAATGGACACAGATACGCTATCGGAGTTGACTTGGCAAAGTATCAGGACTACACTGTAATCATTGTGCTTGATATTACAAGAGAGCCTTATCAGATAGTGGAATATCACCGATATCAAGGCAGACTCTACACAGATGTTGTGGCACATGTTAATGAGCTACAGGCGAAATACAATGCAAGAGTTTACCTTGATGCGACAGGGGTTGGAGATCCAATAGCGGAACAGGTTCGCAATTGCGAGCCTTTTGTTTTTTCTGAGAAAAGCAGGAATGAGCTTATATCAAATCTTGTTGTATTGGTACAGCAAAAGAAATTATTGCTTCCTACTTCATGGACAGCATTAAGAGACGAACTTAGATATTTTAGAAACGTAAAGCGAGGGACAAAGGTTAAAGCTGAAGCTTCAGAAGGTTATCATGATGATACTGTTATGGCGCTGGCATTGGCCTGTTGGGCTTTGAAAGGTGGTTATCATCAGACCAGTATGGAGGCATTATCTCTTTTGAGAGGATTGAGGATATATGGCTAAGTTGAAAGCTAATTGGCTTAAAAAAGCTGTAGGAGAAATATCTAAATTAAGAGATTTATTGAGTTTTACCGGCTGGAAGCTACAGACTGGTACTTACGCCACACCATATCGACTTAATTCTAGTCGTGTGGATTATGCAAAAGCCCGGGCTTTATATGAAAACACAGATGATAACTATAAGCTCGGTGCTGGGTTTGCAAAACCGATTATTAATACCACTGTAGGCTTTATGGGCGTGCCGCGGTTTCGGAGTGAGGATGAGGATGCCCAGAAAGTACTGGATGACTTTTTTGGCGCTAATGTAAGTCGAATGCAACAGACTCATCGTAATGCTATGCGGGATGGGGATTGTTTTGTGTGGATTACCCGAGAGGAAAATGAGGACGCAACTTTATATCCAGAAAAAAAGGTTAGGTTGGTATATAACATCATTCCACCAGAACAGGTGGTGCAAATCATCAGGAACCCAATTACTGGTTTCGTAAGAGAATATGTTCTTAAATCTGAACATGAATGGCTTGATGAGAGCAATAACACCAGACGGTGCATTGTTACTCAGCGTATTAGCAAAGATCGACGTCTGATACAAATAGAAGGCGATACACCACCGGATATACAGCCAGGAGAAGAAAGAAATCCATGGGGATTTATACCTATTGTCCATTTCAAGAATGAGGGAGACGAAACGAAAGAATTCGGTCAGTCGGACCTTGAACCGATAGAGCCATTTATGAAGGCATACCACGATGTTATGCTTCATGCTATACAAGGCAGTAAGATGCATTCGACACCACGGTTGAAACTTAAACTTAAGGATGTAGCACGATTCCTTCAAAATAATTTTGGCATTACGGATCCTGCAGAGTTTGCAGCGAATGGAGGAACTATCAACCTTGATGGTCATGAGCTTTTGATATTCATGGATGAAGAAGATGCCGACTTCATCGAAGTCAAAAGCGCCATAGGAGATGCAAAGGATTTATTGCAGCTCCTTTTTTATTGCATTGTAGATACATCAGAAACTCCGGAATTTGCTTTTGGCGTGCATACTCCCAGCAGTCTTTCCAGTGTAAAAGAGCAGATGCCAATCCTTGTCCGTCGGATTGCACGCAAGCGGGAACATTTTACTGAAGCCTGGCAACGCCTTGCTCGAATCGTATTGGCAATGACAGCCCAGGCAGAAGGGCGAAAATTCAGCACTTATGCTACAACACTTGAATGGGACGACATAGATCCGAGAGATGGTAAAGATGTAGCCGAAGAGCTTAATTTAATTACGCAGGCCCTTAATACAGCAATACAAGGAGGATTCTTAAGCATACAGGCGGCGGTAGATTTCCTTAAAGAGTATATTACCACAATGCATGATTTCATCAATGATGATTCGGAGATCCCAGGTGAAAGAGAACGCATTATGCAAGATAGAATCATGCAGGCAAGACTTGAGGACGGGCAATTACTCCAAAATGAGAAGCAGGCTATAGACGCCATAAATTGGCAGGTGTAATAGATGCTATATGATTTTTCTAGAGATAATGCCAGAAAGATTATAGAAGAAATACAAAATGCTGCAGGAGAGTATGGTAAATGGGCACTTGAGGCAAGAAAGCAATATATCAATTTAAGATTAAGACAGGATTTAGAGATACGTAAGTTATATCAGAGAACAATAAAAAACATTGCCAAACAATTAAAAAGCAATCCTAACAATACACATCTAAAAGAGTTGGAGACATTTATACAGAATGAAATAGATAAACTTACTGGTGATTTTACTTCTAAAATGCAAAGCTACATTAAAAATGCGGTGGACGCTGGCAGCGGATATTCTGAAGCCGTAATAATAGATCTTGTTAAAAAAGCTGGAGTAGAAAATGCAATCAGAGTATCAAGTATTAAAAATATATATAGCAGAGTAAACACACAGGCAGTTGAAGCCATTTGGGCAAGAACTAAAAAAGGATTAAAGCTCTCAGATCGTATATGGCAGACAGGAGAGAATGCAAGAAACACAATAAGGGACATAATACAAGAATCTGTAGTAACTGGGCAAGATGCCGTAAAAACTGCAAGGATGCTAGAGAGGTATGTTCAGGGAGGGGCTAAAACCCTGACTGCTGAGTACCCTAATATGATGAAACGTATGAAAGGTAGAATACCAAAAGACATATCGTACGAGGCGTTACGGCTGGCAAGGACAGAAACTACAGCAGCATTTGGAGAAGGTACTATTGCAGCGGCCAGGGTGACGCCAAGCTATAAGGGTATGAAATGGATATTGAGTAAGGCGCATCCTTTGGAAGACATATGCGATACATTAGCCGAAGCTGACGGCTGGGGCCTTGGTGCTGGTGTATATCCGCCTGGCGAGGAACCAATGTATCCGGCACATCCGAATTGTCTATGTGTGCTACTTCCAATACACGAGCAACCAGAAGAATTTGTACAAAGATTAAAGAGGTGGCGTGTGAATCCGGATAGTGAACCTGATATAGAAAAGTGGTATAATACGATCTATAAAGGACAAAGCAATATAGGCAGTGCTGAAATACAACGCCCTGTCTTTTTGAAAATTGAGAAACATGACTTAAATTATGATGATGCAGAGGATAAGGCAATAATTGAAAAAGAATTGGCGATGATTCCTGATAGCCATAGAGAATTATTAAAGCGAGAAGGGATAACTATACAGACAGGTTACGATATATCAAGGTATGATAGAAGAAATAAAATTATAAGAGTGGGCAAAAAACCAGAGCTTGGCGAGATAGTTCATGAAATTGGTCATGTTATAGAAACTATATTTGATTTATATCACAATCGCGATTATTTAGCTGTTTTACAAGATGGAATACCGGTTGATGAAATTAACTTGGCACATATTTTTATGAGCGATGAATTTGAAAGACCAGTTTATTTATTAGAACACCCCAAAATAAATAAGTTTGTGGATAAGCGTCAGTCTATTGTTTATCCGTTGGATATTGATAAAGAAGGATGGTTTATAGAGAAGAACGGTGTGGTTATATTTAATGTAAAATGCTTGGGCGAATATTTTGCAGAAGGGTACAGAATGTATCTGCAAAATCCACAATTGTTGCAGAAAAGAGATTACAAACTTTATAGGTTTATAGAAAGGCTGATGTGAATGGTTACCCCTGAAGAAAAGAAAATATTACTCGCATGCAAAACACTTAGTGAGTTTAGATTACGATTGAAAGAGCTTTACGGTAACGATGGTATTAACTTAAATAATTTCGACAAAGACATAATAAGTCATATAAACAAATTGGCGAGTAATGAATACAAAGATTTTGATGGCGAATATCCACCGCCATACGTCAAAATAAGAAAAAAGCGCTGAGGCAAAAGCCAAGGCGTTTTTATTATACCCAGAAACGGAGGTTTAGAATGAAAATACCGGTTACAGTGTTGCACCAAGTTATAAGAGATAATCCAGATATTTTTTAGATTTGCCGAAAGGAGGTGAAATGGTGAAGTTCTCGATTACAAATGCTGTGAGCAATAGGGCCTGGGGAGATGTAGATAAGAGCCGCATTTGGCAGCTGCTTAAGCAAGGTCTAAAGGAAGGTGCTGAAGGAGTTGTTACAGCAGTACGGGAGGTTTATGCTGTAGTTAAAGCTGAGATAAACAAAGACTTAACCCATGCTGATTGCTGGGGGCCTCACCACGAAATCAGAGATGATGGCTCAGTCGTGCTTAACCGTGCAGGCTTAATAGCAGCAGCAACTGCCCTGGCCGGAGCAAGAAGCGAACCTAACCTTACGCCGCAGCAGAAGCGCCAGGCGGCAAGGCACCTGCTGAGACACTATCGAGAATTGGAGATGGAGCCACCAGAATCGCTGACAGAAGCGATAGGCGAAATTCATTCGGTCCAGGCCATTATCTCGGGGGAAATGCAGGTTAATGATGTACCGCTAGCTCCCTGGGTTGATTTACAGGCATTGAAGGCCGGCGATCCGGAGCCAATGGAGGTAGTAGTGGAAATTCCTGCTGGCAAATCAAAACGTGGATGGAACTACCGTCCAGAAGCACTGCAGGCCATTGTAGGAGAAGTCATGTCACAAGGCCTTCCTGGATTCCTCGGTCACCAAAAACCCGAGGATGTAGATCATCAATTTCCAATACCAGTAACACACTGGGTTGGAGCTAAATGGGACCCAGTAGTTAAAAAAGCATATTTCAGAGGTGTGATTGATAAGGCGGCCTCAGACCTAAAACGGTGGATAAAGGCAAATGTCATCCGCACTGTCAGCATATTTGGGATACCTAAGCTCCAGCAAATAGCTGGGGAAACACAGGTAGTTGATTATCAGCCTTTATCCATTGACTGGACGCCGCTTGGCAGAGCAGGAATGCCGACGGCAGTTGTTGCCGTGGGAGAAATGGATGAAATCATAAACAATAATGGAGGTGTAAAAATGAATTGGAAAGAATTAATCGCACAACTAAAACAGATGCTGGCAAATAAAGATGTGACTTTGAGTCAGATAGTAGGCGAAATGGGCTTTACGACTCAAGAGCTAGCCGGTGAAATGAAAGAGATTAAAGAAGCCTTGGAAGCAAGAGAAACACTGAGCAAAGTAAGGGAAGCTTTGGGAGTATCTGGGGAAATGGACATAATCAAGGCAGCAGAAGAAGCCAAAAAAGCTTTGGATGAAAAAACAAATGCAGAACACGAAAAACTCATTGATGAAGTCATCAAGGAAAAAGTTGCCGGTGAAATGGCTCAGAAATTTATAAAGAAGATGCTCCGTGTTCCTGATAATGCAACAAAAGAACAGATAGCCGGAGAAATAGACGTATTACTCAAAGATGAGGTCCTGAAAGATGCATTTAGTAAACTGTACATTGACAAGCCGGCAGGCATAGGCGCGGGAAGTGGTGGCTCTAGCTCCAACAGTCTGCTTAGAACAAGGAAGGTGGCTATATGAGCATAGTCAGGTACAATCCGCAGTCACAAACTTATGTAAGCCAAAAAAGTGATGGGACATTTGCTCCAAAAGCAGTGTCTCATCAAGGGATAATCTCAAATAGGCCTCCGCAGAAGGCAGGGCCACAAATATTATCACAACATCAAACAACCGCTAATCAGGCGGTTAAAATTTTACCTTAAAGGAGGTATAAGGCATGGGAAGGAAGGTAAGTGATGGACTTTCTGTTAAAGTAACGGTGCCCGAAAATACCGTAATAGAGCAGGGTAAATTCTACGAACTGGACGGCTTTTTCGGTTTGGCAGTCCAATCTGTAACTACTGGCACAGGTCAAACTGCTCAGGTAGTGCTCAATATAGAGCAGGCCGAATATGAAACATCACAGATTACGCCTACTGATGCCTTTAACAAGGGCGATAAAGTCTACTGGGATGCAACAACAAAACTCCTTACTACACAAGCTAATCCTGATGCCAGCGGTAATCCACAGAATAGACTGGTAGGCAGGGTTACTGCCGCTAAAGATGCAAACAACGTAATATGGTTTATACTTGGACCGCAGGTTCAAGCACATGCTTAATGGAGGTGGGATGAATGAAAATAATTAGCATTGAAACCTTAAAAGAAGAAAGACGCAAAAAGACTATTGAGGAAAAGATACCATATGTCATCAATGGTGAAATGAAAATTGTAACCAAGAAAATGGTTAACGGCGAGATGGAGGTATTAGAATTCTCTAAGCCTATTGGCGAGATGCTCACTACACCAGCTGGGCTTGACAGCATAGTGCAGAAGACAGTCATTGATTTAGAGCTTGGCCGTGAGGCGGTGCCTCTACTTTATGGGCCTATATACCGCAGAATTGAGGACCCAAATTTTACAGAGTATGTTGATATTACACCATTTACTTATGCCCAAGTAGTGTTCCTTGAGCATATGGAACTTGAGGAAGTCAAATTTGGTTCCAGAAAGGTAGGACCTAAAGATACAGTACCTATCATAACCTATGCTGCAGGTTTACAATGGACCGAGGATATGATTGAGTATGATAAGACATGGCAAATAACTGAAGCAAACAGAGCAATGGGTGAAGCTTATAATGCACTGCTGAATCATATCCATTTGTATCCTATATTGAGTTATAACTATCCAGATAAGAACAAAACTGCAGCTGATACAACTGGCGCAACTTTACTGGAGAGACTCCGCAATACAATCAAAGCAGGATTGATCCATGGAGCACCTAGGAGACCTACGGTGTTATTGGCTCACAGCTCCCGCAGGTGGGATATAGAGGAATGTCTACAGAGGATGCAGATTGGCGGGACCGTGTATCCAGCTATTAGCCAGATAGATACTCTCATATTTTATGATGGATGGAGCACGGTTGTAGGTGAAAAGACTTACGAGTATCCTGGTGTAGATCCAAACAAAGCATATCTCATAGACCCGCAAAAATATTTCCGAGAACTCGTAAAGCATGACCTACGTATAGACGCCAGCGGTGCGGATTTAACCAGACTTATCGAAAATGCTATTGTAGCCAGAGCACGTCGTGGCGTAGTTGCCTCTCCGGCAAATGCTGTAGAGGAACTAACTCTTCCAAGCTAAAGAAGGTGAAATAAATGGCTAGATGCAAAGATTGCGTCTGGTATCCGTGGGTACCAGACGCTGATGTTTCTATGCTACCAGCAGTAAAATGCCACCCGGATTTACCAGCTAGAAGATGGGCAATAGAATCTATCTCACTTGAACATAACTGCCCTAAATATAAGGCGGTGAATGAAAATGACGCCGACACCAGAACTGAGAACAAAGCTGAGGAAGCTTCTGGACGAAAGAATACCAGAAGGCGGAAGTGACGCAGATACTCGCTTCACGGATGCGGATATAGACGAACTACTAATTGATGCTGCAAATATCTACGAAGCCGCTGCCGCTGGGTGGACGCTCAAAGCTGGAATGTTTCAACGAGAACTCGGGCAGATTGAAAGTTATGCAGTAGGGCAGGAACGTTATGACCTGCGGAAACTGCAGGAAATGATAGATTATGCACTGAAAATGGCCGAGACTTATGGCCGCATGGCCGCCAGCAGCATGGGGAGCATGATACTGAGAATTCAGCCGCCGGAGGTGCTGTGAGATGGATTTGGTTAACCTTCGGCGGCAAAATATTCTCTGGACAATTCAGCAAAACCCGATAACAATAACCATCCAGAGGACCGAAAAGGTTGATATGGGTGGATATTTTGATGAGGTAAAAAGTACAAAAGGCCCTTTTATAGTTAGAATTTTTACGGAAGGGAATAGAGTACCAGTTGGTGTTTCAACGTTAGCAGGGACAAAGCAAATAGATAAAGGCTGGGGCCTATTGGCTGATTATAATGCCGACATAAAAGCGGGCCCTAATGTGCTAGATGAATTTGATACACCAGCAGGGCATTTCATCATTAAAGCAGTTTATCCACAGTATTTACAAGGTGAGCTTGTTGGCTATCAAGCTGATTTAGAGAAGGTGAGTTAAATGGCGCTAGGCGACCAGACAAGAGAATTTATTGAAAGGAAGAAAGCTGGGCTCTATGCTCTCCTTGATGACTGGGCCGGGCAATTAGAAAACTATGCTAAAACCCATGCTCCCTGGACGGATAGAACAGGACATGCCAGACAAGGCTTGCATGCTGGAGTGGATGTACGGGGAGAACAATTGGTGCTTTATCTCTCCCATGGTGTTGAATATGGTCGATATCTGGAAGAAGGGACAGGAAAATACGGACCAAAGGGCAAGCCTTTCATGATAAAACCTGTTAACAAGAAAGCATTATACTGGGAAGGCGCTGAACATCCTGTTAAAAAAGTTACACATCCTGGTATGAAAGCCAGAGCAATAATAGGTCCGACCGTGGATACTCACTTATCGCGCATTCGTAAAACGGTGATTGATTACTGGAGTGATTAAACATGAGAGCTACTATAAGACAATTGCTAATTGATGGCGTGTCACAGGTCCAGGGGCGTGTTTATGAGCCTCAGGCAGCTGGAGTAAATACACAAAAGCCGTTTTTAGTGCTTAGAGAAGGCGCGCAAGATCCAGAGGCAGACTGGGCAGCATTTTCTACAATTGTCGAGGTATGGCCTTACGTTAATCGAACCACATTCGAGCAGGTGGATGCCATTGCCAACGCCGTGATAAATGTTCTACACCGAGCAAGATTTTCCGAAGCGGGAGAGCAATATCTTGCCGACTACATCGGCACTACCGGCCAGGACTTCGTCGATGAGGAATGGGATGCTATCACTCGTGGTCTACGCTTCCGGGTTTTTGCTTTGGGCTGGTTAAACGGCCTTACTTACGACCCAGACCCAGTAGCGGTATTGCAAAGCTGGGCAAAAACAGCATGGCCTGAAGTGCATACCGATCCTGCTTCATGGTCTCCTGCCGATACTGCACCGGGAATCTACTGGCGATTAGTGCGAATTGCACCAGTGCAGATTACGGCAGCAGTGAACTGGTTGGAAGCACAGCTTGCAGGGCACATTCTAGCACCTAGTGCGGCAGTAAGGCTTACTTGGATAAGAAAGCTCACGGAAGGCCTGGCTAAACAGCGTAGGCTTACAATGTCTGATGGTGGTCCTTTGGAGTTGATAAAAATTACGGCTGATAGCGAGGCCGACCACATGCGCCGGGGGCAGGTGCAGGTAACGGCAAGATTTGGAGTATTGCAACCTGCTGCCCAAGCTGAAGTTTTGGGTAGGGCTGTTGTTAGTGGTGCGGTTAGCGGGGAGGTGAAGTAATTGGCAAGATACAGAAAGAAACCGATTGTTGTTGAAGCAGTGCAGTTTAAAGACGATGCGGCTTCTTTAAATAAACTATCAGAATTCATGAATGATGATTTAGTAGTCGATTATAAAGATCCTCAAAATCCAGTTGTTAAGATTAAAACTTTGGAAGGTGTTTTAACTGCTCAGGTTGGAGATTACATTATAAAAGGCATTAACGGTGAATTTTATCCTTGCAAGCCTGATATTTTTGAAAAAACTTATGAGCCAATAGATGCTGAATGAAATGATATGTTTATAGAGGTGATTTAATTTGGCCAAGGAGAAACCTGTTTCTGTAGAACAAACACAACAGCAAGAGCCTGTTTACAGTCGTGAAGAACTTATTGCCGCGGCTTCTTCTTTTGGCGTGAAGCCGGAAGTAGTGGCCGGGGCGTTAAGGTTAACCGGCAAGGATGCAATGACAAAAGCAGAAGCTAAAAAGGCTATTAAAGCATTCTTAGAAAGGAAGGTGTAGTAAATGGCTGGTTCAGTATTCCAAGTAGGCGAGCAAAAGATCAGGCCCGGCGTGTATGTTCGGGTGACTAGCACTGGCGAACTGCCGGAAGCGATTGTGCCGCAGGGCATCGTAGCGGCGCTGTTCCGTGCATCTTGGGGACCTCTGGGCGAGGTAACTTATCTTGAAAATGCCGATGCGGTTACCTCTACCTTTGGAAATAGCGGTACTATTGACACCGCTCTTGAGGCATTCCGTGGTGGCTGTCGTCAGGTAGTGGGTTACCGCCTGGGCAGCGGCGGGGCGAAGGCCTCAATTACCCTTCAGGATACCTCTGCTACTCCGGTGGACGTGGTAACTATCACCGCCAAATATGAGGGCGTGCGCGGAAATGACTTCAAAGTAACTATCAGGGATTCCCTCACCGATACGACTAAGCGAGAACTTCTGCTTTACGAGGGAGTAACGCTACTGCAGACAGTTGCTTTCGCCAAGGGGACTACAGAACCGCAGGCCCTGGTTGACGCAGTAAATGCTTCCAATAGTCCATACATTACAGCAACTAAGCTGGCTGACGGCAACGGGGTTCTGGCAGCGGTGACCCAGCAGCCCCTTGCGGGGGGTGCTGACCCGACTGTAGATGGCGCAAGTTACGATAGCGGCCTCTCGGCAATTGAAGCTATCGACTGGAACGTCCTAGCTGTCGATAGTGAGGACCCGGCTATTCATTCCACCGTGCAGACCTACATTGACCGGGTGCGCAATGAAGGTAAGCGGGTACTTGCGGTCGTGGGCGAACCGACTAGTATCCAGCTTTCCACGAGGCTTGCTAATGCAAAGACCTTCAACGATCCAGCTATTGTCTATGTGGCTAATGGTTTCAAGGGCTCTGATGGCGTAATCCGTGAAGGCTATAAAGCTGCCGCTAGAGTAGCTGGTATGATTGCGGCTGCTAACATTACCGAATCCCTTACCCATGCCGTGGTCAAAGGTGCCACCGAACTTGTTGGCGCTCTTACCAATGCGGAAATAGAGCAGGCTATCCAATCAGGTGCTTTGGTGTTCACGATGTCTGCACAAAAACAGGTGCAGATTGAATATGGTATCAACACTTTTGTGACTGTTACTGCTGACATGGACGCTGGCTGGAAGAAAATTCGCAGGGTAAGGACAAGGGATAGCCTGATGGATAGAATTGTCGCAACATGGGAGCCGCTAATCGGAAAGATTAATAATAATCCTGATGGCCGGGCGACGTTGATAGCAGCGGCACAGGGTATAATCAACCGTATGATTGCCGAAGGCGCATTGCTACAGGGCACGATTTACGAGGATCCAAACAATCCGGCAAGCGGTGACAGTGCATGGTTTGTTGTACAGGTTGATGACCTTGATAGCGCTGAGAAAGTCTATATTACTTTTGCTTTCCGGTTTGCGCCACCGGTAACTCAATAATGGAGGTGGGATAGATGGCTGATGGACGCTACATTTTCAGAGACTGTGTACCTGATGGGAATATCGATATTGCGAATGTAAAAACGGGAGAAATAATAACTAGGTCATGGTCCTTTAGGGTCAATAGTCCTCCAGAATTACAGAGTTTGCTTGATAGTGGTACTTTTGATCCGCGAAATATTTTGAGAGGTTACGATGGAGAACTTTACGACGGCGATGGAAATTTTCTCGCAGAAGTAAATGAATGGCAAGCACAGTTAAATCCTGATAATTCAGATTACAAACCTGCTGGAAAAAAGATTACGTGGGCTATTCCTCAAGGATATAGTGTGACTCTCACATTTACGGAAACAGTTATAAAAGATGCAAGATTGTTGCAGAAAATTGTTAATGGGCTCAAAGACGGTGAGCCGGATGCAGTACTGAATTTCATGGGCGTATTGCGTGGGCATAATGCATAATGGAGGGATAGAATATGGATGAAGTCAAAAGAGATGAATTGCTAGAAGCTGAAGATACTATACTCCAGGATATCAGCGGCGTCCTGGAGGCAATGGAGACAATTACCAAATACGAAACTTTTGAAGTAATTAGAGACGGGAAAAAGCTGTTTTCTTTCCGTGTAAGAGGATTAGACGACGAAGAGCTTGAAAAGTGCAGGGACCAAGCAACAAAGATAGTGAAGGACCGCAGGCTTGGTAATCTTGCAGTGCCGAGAGATTTCAACGCTGCAAAATTCAATTCGCTTATGATTTATACTGCTACGCATCCCGAAGACAAGAAGGCATTATGGGACAATAAAACTCTTTGGGATAAAGCTGGAGTTTTAGCAGGTTGGCAGCTTGTAGATAAGGTACTTAAACGAGGTGAAAAAGAATCGGTAATTGAGCTAAT